CTGGTGTTTGAGGAATAATATTCGTCCTGAGGTCCTTTTCAATCTTCAGCCAAAAAATGAGCTTTATTATGAGCAAGAGAAACAAATTGATCCTATACTTTGGGCTCTTTTCTTAAAAAACTTCGTATTTTCGTTATACCTTCTGGTATATTTAATATTATGGAAAATCTCATATCGAAAACTCGTATGTTGCTTGAAACAGGATGGGTTATACAGATCAGACATAAATGGCCCCGTGGTGGTTTTGATCGTTTAGCCCGCTGTCTCGGTATTACTTTTGGAAAAAATGAATGGTCACCGATAATATGTGAAGGAGATTATAAAGCTTTGGATGTTACTATAAGAGAGCTTCTTACCAATCTTTATTTTAGTATGTCTCTTATTCATGAACGAAAAGGTACACCTGATTACGCTCTTAAAGAGAAAATTCTAAAGTGGGTAATTGAGATTCAAGCTGTTAGGATAGAACGTCTCTTCGCTGATATTTTTGCCTCTCATGAAGGTGGGGTTCCTAGTGGTATGTTGAATACCTCCCATTGTGACAGTTGGGTTACTGCCCTTCTTTTTTTCTCTTTGCAGCATGGACGATTTCTAATGCTCCTTCTCAGTACAAAGTTCGACTTGAAGAAATTTCTCTTATGTTGTTGTTTTTTATCTGCTATGGTGATGATTTATTATATAACATGAGTGGTGATCCCCTAGGCCAATTACATTTTAATATTTACCGTTTTTCAGCTTTTCTTAAGGATTATTTTGATATGGATCTTCGTGATCACAAGAATGGTATTTCTTTTATGTCCAGGGTTTTCCAGGGATGGCTTTCAAAAAAAGGTGCTACATTTTTGAGACACCATGCTGTGGAAAATCCAGTAAAAGGGGATGGTCAATCCATCTCTCTTCCGTTTAGAGAATCGCGTGAAATAATGCCTCGAGTAATATGGGGTCGTGAAGTTAAGATAAGAGATCCTATTGATATTATGATGTCCTGTATTGGTCATGCTTGGGGTACTTATGGTTCTAACAAAGATGCATATGATCGTATTAAAGGTCTTTTTATGCATTTAACTCTTGCTTATAAGGGAGATTGTCAGAACCTCTTATTAGAAAGAATTGCTCGTTGTTCTAATGCCTCT